ACAATCGCAAGGTTCGGTGTAATAAATCTTATTACCTTGCTCGTCTGTATCCGCATAATGCTTTGTAATAATACCATCTACGCACTTGTTGCAATTAACTAAAATTTGGCGTAACATTTACTTACGACTCCTTTTTTGTACTTTCTTTCTCAGTTTTGTCGGGTGCTTTTTTCTTTTTTACCTTGACCGCAGCATCTTTTACCGGCTTTGTATTTCTTGGTGCGCCTATTGGGATATCTTTTGATGGTAATGGCTGATCACATACATCACAAAGGTTTCGCCCCGCATCGCCGGTACTTTCTTCATCAAAAGCATATTTACCTTTACAACAATCGTCATACCAAACATTATTTCTTGAGTAATAACCCATTGTTATCTCCTTTTGTATATCATCGTTGTGTGTCTAGGTGATTTAAAAATAATCTCTTCCCATGATTTTAATAACTCTCTTCCAAAAGCATTTTCAGATCTATCAAAATCATCGCAAACAAGAATTCCATCGTCTTTCAAAAATGGAATAGCTTCACTTAAACATGCTACCCTAGTTGTCCATTGTCCGTCAACAACAATTACATCAAACTTCTTATCAAGCTGAGTTATCACCTCCGTATATTCTTTTAAAGGTTTTATTGGTTTATAATAAATAGTAACATTTTTTACATTTCTTTTTTTTATATCACCAGAAATCTTTTCAATATAAAACTTGTCTGATTCAACAGTATAAACATGCTTTACTCTGTCTGCATACCAGCATGTCGAACCTCCCATACCCCATTCAAAAAGGTCCATATCTTTATTTAAAAATAACTCTATATAAGAAATAGCTTCATAATCCAACCAAGGATATTTACCGAAATATGTTCTTATTTCTAATCCAACAGGTATCATTCTGTGCCACCTATTATTGTCGTTGTCAAATGACCATATTTTAAATTTCCATCACACCATACATCTATATTATTGTTTTTACATTTTTTATAAAAAGAAGTGTCGTCTGCGACTTGTCGTTTATCGTTTTCTGGATAATGTGAATTAAAGTAGGGAAACCCAATCGTTTCTAACACATCAGGCCTTAACATAATACCACCCATACCCATAGCATCACATTTTGTCATACCTCTAATTATAACATGTTGTTTTAAATCATAATCATCTGAATTCGTAAAATCAAACACCAGAGGCCTCGAATTCAATCTTTTTAATGTAAGTCCTCCTACTACCGCCATACCACTACCAATATGTTTAACTAATTTATTAACTGTATTTGAGGGATATGTCTGATCTGCATCGAGAGTTAATATATAATCTGCTTTCTCTTCTAGTGCCTTTTCCATAAGTGCGTTTCTTAAATAAGAGATATTATAGCCAGTTATAGCATGTACTTTCATCGGTAGCTTTGTTTCTCCTATCATTCCTACCAAGGACATCATAAATTGTGAAGGTACTGTTGAATAACAGGGAATAACGCAGATTATTTTTTTCATTTTACCTATGATATTAAATGAGGGGGACCAACATCCCCCTCATAATGGGTATTTAACCATTCGGAGCAGTAACGAATAAATTCGTTGGAGTGTCTACATAAGTAGCACTTATGTCACTGTTTCCAAAGTAAGAACCTGCCCAACAATCAGTATCGCCAGCATTAACTTCGGCAATAGCTGAATTCTCGTCACCGAAAGAACAATCTTTAACGCGGTTGTCGGCTGCGGCTGCTCCGCCATTCATATCTGTATCCATCATCATGCCACCACCTAAATCAGCGACATAAACTCTTTCAAACAGACTTCTACGGACAGAATGAGAAACTCCATGAGTACAACTACCGGTAATATAAACATCACGCATAACTGTTCTTGATGGTACAGTCGCAGGCGAGCTACAATATAGTGCGTATATTACACTATCAAAAATACATCTTTCGATAGTAACATCATTTGCGCCTTGATTATTAGTTGCTAATGTGCCACCCATATTGATCCCGCCAGACGTTTGGGTAGTAGACCTTATAACACAATTCCTCAGCGTAAAGCCAGAAGAATCATTAGTAGCAACTGTATACTGCCTATAAAGACCAACAGCCCATCCAGTTGTTCCGTTAGGACGAAGCCTGAAACCTTGAACAAGACAATCTCTTGCTTTGACAGAGATCATAACATCATTCTGTGTTTCACAAGTCCATAAAACGCCTTCTGAATCACTATTACCTTCACCGATAATAGCAAGTCCAGGTTTTGTATATGGGATAGTTACGCTTTCAGAATAGTCACTGGTCTGGCCAACACTACCTGCAATACCCTTAACATGAATAGTATCACCGGCTGAAGCAGAATCAATAGCCCCCTGGATAGTGGTAAAGGCTTGGTTAGAACCTTTCCCAGGGTAATTCGGCGCTCCTCCACCTTGGTCTACAAACCAATGTTTTCCCCACGGTCTGCTGCCTCCCGGCAATGGAATTCCAAAACTCGTAACGCCATTAGGGAAATTAGTATATTCTCCAATCATTTTCCTCTCCTTCTAAGAAGTCGGTGAGTAGTCCCCGATAAGAACTACCCACCAAGCATCCTATTAAGCTCCGGGGGAACCGAAGATGCCACGCTCATCAGAACAGCCGACAGCATATCTAGCGGAAGCTTTGTATTTACCATTTTCGGTATCGAAATCATTGTCCATCTTGAACTTATCAGCTTTACGTTCCTGATAAGTCATTCCCTGCGGACAATTTGTAGTAAGGAACCACGCAGCATCATCAGTTAGATAATGATTAGAAACAGCTCCGTTAGGAATCTTATTTGTCGCCTTAATCACGTTGATCGCGTTATTAGCGCTACCGGGTGTGAGGGTTGACAGAAGAATTCTTTCTGCATCAAATATAAGGTCCGTAGGAACAACGAGAGACATTGGCCTGATAGCGATTTTTAATCCTCTATCATTTGTGAACTTACCAATATCGATACATGCTTGTTCGAGGGAAGACTCATTTAGATCAGAAGGAGTTGCTAATTCATTCGCCCATGTACCACCGGTGATTTTAACATGCAATTCAGAGCAAAGTTCAACTCCGTCAGGCTGTAAATAATCACTATTAAAAGCTCGGTTTAATACATTAGCAGCAACCGTTTCCTTAGTTTGCCGCATGGAGAAGGCAAGTGCTTGGGATCTGGTTAATGAGAACTGTGCGTATTGATTATCATCGTACATCTCTTCGGTTATAACAAAACCTAATGAGTACGTAACATTAGTGAATCGTTTTGTATAACCTTGGATCGCGGAGTCGTAAGACACTGATCCACCTTGGGTTTTAATTGGAGCAAGCCCAAAGCCAGTAGTTCCTTGCACTTCTTCAAATGCTTTATCAGAAGTCGTGTACTTGAATATCTTGCTATATTCGGGTGTATGTTCCTTGTATGCTAGGCCATAAATGGCTTTTATGCCGGGCCACAGCAACTTAGGAAAACTGCCAGTATTTATAAGTCCCATCAGTCTATCCTTTCAATTAGGTCGCAGCTGCGCCGGTTTCAAGCCTCAGTGCATGTACATTAAACCTACATTCACATTCAGCATTTGCCCCAATGGCATTATCCTCTATATCATAGAGCCGAGTAATTTTGAGCATCAAGGTATTCGTTGTTCCAGCTTCCGAATAATCGAGTTCTTCAGTCGATATACCGGTCGTTGTGTCTACCCCTGTTACCGTTGGTTTGGTGTTTAAACCAATATCAGCAGCAGTAAGCGTACCATCTTCCTGAGCAATCATAATAATATCAGGATCATCACAAACCATGACATATCCACCAGTTGTAGCCGGAACATATGTTTGTGAAAGGTTTGATTGATTAGGTGTTCTACCGACTACCACGCCTAGGGGTAAATCGGTTGCGCCTGCTTTTGCAATCGTAGGAATTCCTCTTGCATCCGCAGAACCAGCTAACTTAACAATATCACCAACTCCTATGGCAGTGCCATAATCGCTGGCTATGTTGTATATGTTAGCTTGTCCGTTGTAAGGCGCTCCCGTGATATGTTTCAGGGGTGTAAACCCATGAGGTCTATCTACATTCGCCATTTTAAAACTCCCTTACGAGTAATTAATTATCTTTTGAGCTGGACCCCTTTACCATATGATCCATCTCCTAAAACCGTAAGGCCATCTTTGACACCCTGTTGAGTTGTTCCATTTCTCACTATATCTGCTTCGCCATTATTAACTTCTTCTTGTTTTTTTCTCTGATCCTCAGCATATAACTCCTCGGGAATCTCCATTAATACGGCTTTCATACCGCCGCCAACGGCCTTTACTACGGGTGATGCTTGTTGAGAGTCAGCACCAGCACTCTTGTCTCCACCTTCAACTTCTTCTGTTACAACTCTATATCCACCTGCTTCTGCTTGCTTAATTCTGTCATCGACATCGTTGAAAAATCTTCGCTTAAATCCAGGTCTTTTATTATAACTCAACTTGTTTCTGCTGCCGATAGGTGTTCTTTTGTTTCTTTTTACTTTATCAGTCCTGAACCTTCCATCTAACAAAAGTTCTTTACCTGACTTTATTGTACGTTTTTCTGGTACTTTTTCTGTTTGCTGTGTATCTTTTACGTTTCCTTCAATATTGTCTGCCATTTTTTCAAATTCGTTGCTTTCTTTTTTTTCGTTCATTTTCCTGTCTCTCCAATTTCTACAAGATCTCTGATGTATGCGGGACCATCAAAATTAGGTATCTGTTTTTTAAAGGTGTCGTATACGTTCTTTTGGCTATGATCTAAATCTTCATAAGTATATGTTTTTTTCTCTTCCGTTCCACCCTCATCAACCAATGATGCTTTGTGGCCCGGCGATAGAAGATCATTACTATTTTTTTCTTCGGGTATATTTACAAAACGTGCCATTTTTGCATCAACAACGTCAAGCACATCTTCTATTGGCAACGTTTCGCCAAGTCTTGAAGAGATACTTTGTGCCATTGATCTTAACTCAGGATCATTATCAAACCAAGGGTTTTTGACTTTCCATACTGATAATGTTGCATCTTCCGCTGCAACTTTTTCAGATGAAGTTCCTTTTTGTTTTGTTTCCGGAGGTATTTCATCGGCCAAATCCTTCATTTTCTGCTCAACTGCCGCAACACCGGTAACATCACCATCGGTAATGGCTTTATCCTTAACAACTTTAAGTTCTGCGAGTTTTCTTTCAACTTTTGCTATTACGATTTTATCCCTGTGTTTGTTCTGCTCTTCAATTACTACTACCAAGTCATTTACTCTTGACTCGAGTTGTTTGATTGTTTCGCCCTTTGTCCGTGTTACTTCTTGGGCATTTGTTATATATGTCAATGGATCAAGGATTTTTTTCCCGTTTGCTTTGTTACCCATTTCCTCCGCTGTTTGGTATCCCATTGATTTAGCAATAGATAACGCATGCTCCTTTTCTATTGCAGTTCTAACTTCTGGAGTAATTGTTTCTACTGCCGGTGTTTCTGGATCTTTCACACCTTCGGCTTTGGTTTCATTATTCAATCCATCATAATCGCTATCTAGTGTGATTTCATTATTATCAGCCATTCTTTTTTCCTCTTTCTACAGCTATTACATCTTCGTCATTAATAATTCTAAGTTCTTCTTCCTCTACTTTAACCATTGATCCAGAATATTTTGCGAAATGAACTATGTCGCCTTTTTTTAAATTTACAATATCATGTTCAGTTCCAAAGGCCGTTGGCCCAATATCTACCACTTCACCTTTTGTTGTTGCCAATTGCTCTTGGTTCTGTACTGTTTCAGGGATATATAACCCTGACTTTGTTTTCTCTTCAACTTTTTCTGGTTTCACTAACACTCTCCAACCAACCACTTCTAACTTCATCTTATTCTTTCCTTTCTGTTAATAAAAAAGCTCGTACTCTGCAAAACATTTGCAAAATACGAGCTTAGAATCAGTTTTCTTTTTCTATGAAAAGTATCCCGAAGTTATCGTTTATTTTATTTTAAATTTGGTATTTTCGACTACATCGACATTCCTTATACCTCCTTCACTAAAATAAATTTCAACTAGGAGTGACCCTGTTCTGCTAGCAACTTTCCAGTCGTTAATAAATTTAGCTATCTGTGTTTCAATATGTAATATATCTATTTTTTTTTGTTTGTCCACAATTATTTTTCTTCTTCTTCTTTTACATACGTTATATAGTCCAACATTTCCTTAATTCCGTCAGCTCTTGATATCTCAGAATTATAACCAAAAGCAGTCGCATTTATGTCCTCTTTATTAAGCACAGACCCTTCGCCAACAGAAACTCTTATATTCGCTATCATTTCCTTCGCATCATTCAGGAACTGTTTTGTCACGGGATGTTGCAACCAATTTCTCTGGTCCTCCGGATGTACGTTCTTCACCGTTTTCTCCCTCTATGAATTTTGTCTGCTCATCTATGACAGATGCATAATTTTTCATTTGATCTTCTAAGGTTTCAATAGTTTTTTGGTGTTCTTCAATCTGCGGTCCCGCTTCTGTAGCCTCTGCATCGGCAACCGATTTAAGGGCATCGGCTTTTGCTTTTATTGCATCTGCTTCAAGTTTAAGAATTTCATATTTGTTTTTTAATGCTTCCAGATTAAGTTTCTTTTCATCTAAATCAATTTTTCTGTTCTCGAGAGCAATCTTCTCAGCTTCATTGGCTGCTTCCGGATCTTCTGGCGGTTGCATATCATCGATACCCAAATCTCCTATATCCTGAACATTAAGGGCTTCAAGGAACCTTTTTAATATTTCCTTATCATCTAGTCCCTGTTTTCTTAATCCCATAAGCTCCTGTGCGACCATAACCTTCTGGATATTGGTTATATTATTAGGATCACTAACAGGGCTGATGTCAAGAGTTTTATCCTCGTAATCGATTTTCTTTATTGCTTTCGGATCATCCAGTACGTTGTAATATGCAGTATCGTCAAGGAATAACCTATTAAGTCTGTACAGCTTTTTGTATTCTGACTTAAATCCACGGTATATTCTTTTATATATTGCATTGAACATCTGCAAACCTTGTTCGATCAAAGCCAATGTTGTAGCAGCCGGAATATTTGAACCTGTTTGTTGTCCACTTAATATTTCAATATTTGCTCCCATTTTATCGCCAGACGCTATTATCAACTCCAATAATTTGACATGAATAATTGACGGTTTTGCGGTTATTCTAGGAACAATGTTTTTCTTGAGGTCGTCGCCCTTTGCCTTTACAGGATGGTATTCTCCGTGCTTAAATGTAATCTGTCCACCCTCTTTCCCCTTTCCAACTTCTACCCCCTGTGAGATAAACCCACCACCCGTTATCTGATCGGTTGCAGCATCAAATAGCTGATTTATAGCGGTATTTATTATTTCGTTCATGTGATACAAGAGCTTATTAAAGCCCATTCCGTATATCCCGCCATCAATCGCTTGCAGGAATATAAACCTTGTGAAATACTGTACCGGGATGATCTTTATTATCTTTCTATTATTTTTGCCCCTTATCACACCATCAACATCAAACCTTGCTACGGTCCTTACTACCTTTCTTGTGGCGTGGTGCATAGTGACAATATATGGCTCCTTGTATCCGTCTTTGTCGAGGTCCCACCATCTATGCTGTTCGAGAAATGTTATTGGATTATCACCATCATTAGGGTCTTTGCTTTTTGTTGTTCCGCGTTCTTCCGGAGTATAATCATAGTTTACATCTTCCTCTTCCTGCTGCATTGTTGCTTTGTAATCAAACCTTGTAAACACACCAGCCCTTATGCGCTCTTCTATCTCATTTGGGAGTAATGTATAAACGTGTGTAATTCTCGGAGCATCTTCTACACTTTTTGCATGATAATTTATAACAACCCTTATGGGGTCTACTGCTTTTGAAACATTAATTCGTCTTTCATAATTAAACCATGTTTTTTTAAAATAGCATCCGTCAAGTGGAAGGCACGTTAACAACTTATCCGTGCTATCTTCCCAATCTTCTATTTCATCAAACAATTGGTAATTCATATGTTCAGCAACCCTTTCAGCCCTTGCTTTCTTAAGACCTTCAGGATCATCGCCAATAACTCTGACTTTTACAACATTTCTGTCCTTTATTAAATTCGGGTATGCTCTCGAGGAAAAATTAAGAATTGCCTGTAACATCAGCGGAAACTTCACGTTTGAAGCATTAGGCCACGGAGTATTTTTTATCTCCTCTGTCATCAATGCAAGTTTTTTGCCCTTGTTATATATCTTTACCCATTCTTCACGGCTTTGTAAATCAACTTTATACTCTTCTTCGACAACTTTTGACATGAGATCAAGAGTCTGAGTATCAAGGTATTTGTTTATGTTGTCGGAATTTAAAAATTTTTCGGTTAGTGTTTTGTATGCTGTTTCATGGATATTCATTTGTATTCCCTCTTTTAATAACCAGTTACGATTTCCTCTATAATGCCAGACTTGGCTGAAAATCTTGTTCTAATTTATTACTTTTTTGCAAATTTTCTTTTGCCCACATCGGTTGCAAGTTCTTCAATGCCCAACATCTTTTAAAGTCAAGATGTTCTGGAGCGGAAAAATTAAAAGCACTAATTGGGATAATGTGATCTATATGTAATTTGCCGTCCAAATATTTCTCCCAACTCATGCCTTCAGTAAATTGTTTCTCAATATATTGTTTTAAATCTTCACCAGTGTATCCCACTAAATCTTCCCAATGCCGCCAATTTTTTAAACCATTGTATTTTAATGATTTGCCTAACGCACATCTAATTGAATGATTTAAACGAAATTGTGGATTTAATTTATTTTTTTGCCAATGTTTATTCTGACTTTCTTTAGCTTTGTCTGGATTATCGGCTCTCCACTTTTTCATTTTCATACTAAGTTTCTCTGGATTATTTTTCATTTTTTTTTCGTAATATTTATCCCACATTTCTTTTACTTTATCTGAATTATTCTTTTTCCATTTTCTATTTTTAATATTTACTTTCTCTGGATTTTTTTTTTGCCATTTTGATACATACTCAATTGCACATTCAACACAATTTTCGTTACTTTTATACCTTAAACTTTTACCCGTATAATTCCAATCATGGCCTATTAGACAGAGTTTACCAAGATGTTTATTTTCAGGTATATTTATTTCCATATTATTATGATTCCCTAATAACCCGTGACGCTGCTCCTGCCAAGTTCTTTATATTCATATTCATCTTCATCGTCATAATCATCTACGTTTGTGTTGATACTCTGGAAGATTCTTACAATGGCGTATTGTAGCGCATCGTGGCAGTTTCCAACCAAGATACCATTTGCATAGAATGTATGGGAATCTTCTACTGTGAGATCATATACTTTTACTGAATCGGAATTTTTGGGCACAATCTTTTGAACACGAGGTTGTTTTGGAGTATTTTGAAACCTGAAAAGGCTTTTTGCAATATGCACATATTCTTTCTTCATTATCCACACCAGAATCCCTACGAGCTTTTTGCTGGCATGCCATAGAGCAAAAACCTTTTCTTCCGAAATTTTTAACTCCTTCGTATTCCTTTCCGCAAACAACACATATTCTCTTTTCTCGTTCTGCCTTTTCCCACATGGCTTTTGCTGCTTTCTTACCGGCCTCTTTTCCTTGTTTTGTTTTATGCCATGCCGAAGCAAGAGGTCGGATGTTTGCCATGTGTTGTTTAACTTCATCTGGAAAGAACAATATTCGTGTTCTACCGTGATAAGTTGCATGTTTTGAATTAGGTGATATCTCAAGATTTTCAATTCTATTATCGGTTTTGTCATAATTTTTATGATGGATACAATAACCTTCTGAAATTTTTCCTTTAGAGTATTCCCAGACAGCGACATGCATATAAATCCCTTTATGTTGTCGCCAATCTGCCTTATAGTATCCTTCTGGTTTAAAATAAAACTTAATACCATTGAATTCTTTAATCTCATGTTTTGCAGGTCTGCCCATAACTCTTCCTCGCCTTTAAGTGTTTCTGCATAATGTAATGCGTCGGCACGAGAAAAGCAAGTATAATTTTTAGCAATAGGATGATTGTTGGTACAAGTTAAAGAGTTTCCATCATCAATACTAATTTCTACCAGTTGATTTGACATACTATTCATAGTTGCTGTTACTATTTTAGGTCCTTTATGTGTATTGACAATATCCCCTACTTTTATTTTATCAATTCTTTTTTTGCTGAATGGAGTAGATATTAAAGTTTCCCCAATAAGGCAATGGCTGAAGCGGTTCTTCATTGGTTTGTCAGAATACCATTCCGTGTTGCCAATTTTTGGGTAACAGTATCCTCCAAGAAAACCATTGAGAAGTCTTGCAAGGCTTGGGTCAATTATAAAACCATTTATCCTACTTAGCAATTGTTCTACAGCGTTTATTCTCATTGTTAAATTCTGTTCAGAGGGATATACTTCTACTCCACACTCTTCATACATAATCTTTGAATTGCTAGTAAAACCGCCACTTCCTTTGCTATATTCGTTATCTCCTGCAGGATCACCGAAATCTAAATACTTAGCCCCCGGATATCGCTGATTACAAACTGTTACCACCCTTGACGCAAAAGCAGCTATGTTTTCCCTTTCTGTTGTGAATTCATATAATGCCTGTACGCTCGTGTCTGTTGGCATATCCAATATAACACATGCTGGTATATTGCCAGAATTATCCCAGCCCCTTATTATTTTCCCACCTTTCCACTCTAACGGTGTTCTTGATTCATGCATATCCCTTCTGAAATTATTATATATAATCTTACCTTTGATAATAATTCCGGGTTTGCCAAGTATATACATTTCGGCCCAATCTGGATCATCAGCATAATCGTTTTTTAAATCTTCATAATATCCTGGCCTTAAATTCTCTTCATTTTCATACGGAGGTTGCCAAAAGCCAGCATGTCCAAGAAGAGGCTCATCCTTCGGTTTCGGCCCTGGGGGCGGCACGTTCCATTTAAACTGTGAGTATGTGGGGTGTTCTACATCTGGTGGGTTTGTTGTTTCAATTCCAAATCTAACGGGGCATTTTTTGGGGAATCTTCCTAATCTATTTTTTAACATCTTTTTTACATTTTCATCTACTTCAATACTTTCATCTATCCAATATCCGGTTATTTCTAATGATTTAAACTTTTTGACATCATCTGGATTGTCGCATGATCTAAATAACAACTCAGCCGTAACACCGAACTTAGGATGCTCGATGAACATTATTTTGTTTCCAAACTTAGATTTTTCATAATAAACGGCCCCGGGGAACCACTCTTTAACGGTTCTAAGTGTTGTATCAATTAATTCCGGGTAAGTATTGGAACACCATAGACTTACGTCATTTCGCCTTACATAAATTATATGACTTGGAACTTCAACACAAGAAACAATTCCATCGTAATCTTGTTTATACCAGCCTTTATATCTATTTTTATAACCACCTCTTTTTAAAAATGGTGAGTATTTACATGGTTGAACAAAAGTTACACTATAACATTGTGCATTTGTTTTCCCCTTTACACCATTAATGCAATAGGGAGAACCTTCCGGTTTTCCTTTTGTGATATTAGCCACAAGTCCAGCCCTGAAGGCAATTTCCTGTAGGTCGTCAGCTAATTGTTTGGAAGATGTGTAGAGAATGTCAACTTTTTTTGGATTACCATTCTTAAAACTTCCATCTCCTTCTTGATAACCCTTAAGGAAAGCCTTCAAATGCAATGGTGTAGCATTTTTAACCCACATAGGCAACCATTTGGTTATTGCTTTCCCGAAATTGGATAGTTCTTTGATTAATGGTTTTGTGCTTTCTATAACAGGTAATCTAAAAACAGAAGTACCATCTTTTCTGATATTCTTTGTAAATGGTAAGTTTGCTTCTTTAAATAACTTAACAACATATTGAATATTATTTTTTTGGATAATAACGCAATCATGTCTACCTTTGCGTATAGTAACACTACCTTCCGCATACCAAAACCCCAGCCACTCAAAAAAAGCTATACTATAGCCAGGATCTTCCCCGTCCCATTTTATATCTCTTTTTACTCTTATGCTTCCACCATTTTTATCATATATATCTTTAGCTTTTCGTAATTTATATTCTCCCCAAAGTTTCTTCCTTGCATTTCTCATTCTAACATAGATATTGTGATCAGGAGTAACTAGGAAATTAACACCTTCACCCTCAAAGCCTATCATTTCACCTTTATATGGAGCCATATAATAACCCGTTGGTTTTACATATTCAAGTTTGCCATCTACATTTGAAGCAACTTTATCATCTTCATCCAAATCTTTAAACAACAACCATCCACGTTTCTCAGTCAATATTTCCGTCTGATCATCAAAACAATTTCTTATTACAGCCCAACGAGTCCTTGTAATTCCGTACCTATGAAACAAGAAAAGTGGTTTGTATAAACCAATTTCCATAGATGCTGCAGAAGTTTTCCCACTGCCGACAGGTCCGATTATTGCCCGCATCTGTTCAGGACATTCATGGAATTGTTTAATGGTTGGTATGAGATTATACGTTACTTTTTTAACGGGTTCATCCATTTAATTTTTTCAAATCTTCTTCGAGTTGCGTTATTTCGGCTTTAACTTCTTTCTTTTTTTTCTCATAACCGCCAATCAGTTTGTAATGTTCTTGAACAACCTTATTATAATCACCAATTGTACCATCTAACGTCTTTATTCTTTCTCTTATTGCTACTTCTGCTGGTCTTTGTGCCATCATAAAATCCTTTCACTTTTCGTTTTCAACATCTTTTGTTAATACTTCGTTCTCAATAAAAAATAGCCAGTCCTCATTTATATCAACTCTTTCTTCAATTTTATCTAAACGAGATTCTAGTTTCCGAAGCGATTTATTAGTTGAGCAACCGGTTGTCCCTATAGCAGCAATAATCATAAATATTAATAAGATTTTAGAATTCATAATAACCCTCTGTATCCAATGTGTTATAGTGCCTATAAAATTAATAACTCTAAACTTTTGCTCAAATTCACAACGTTTGCTCACAGTTTTACATATTATAATGCCACGTTTATAATCAAACTTAGAGTGTTTACATTCAACGCACATTACTTTAGGCATGGCTTGGCCTCTAATAATTAATACTACCATAAATAGGCCCATCTGCTGAAGTTATTAATTTACCGCCTTCATTACTGCTACCATCACCATATAGATTTATTACACCTTGCTTTTTATTTGTGACAAGATACCAAGCATCTGGATCAGTACACCAAGCATCTGGATCAGTTTCAGAAAAAATGATCCGATACTCTTGTGGCAGTTTCCTGCTGAATCCTAACTTACTACATCCGGCAACAAGTAATCCGGCACATGACAGAAAAAACTGTGATCGTTTCATGTGTCACCTCTCTCAATATCTACGCATTCATCATTTTCAAATACAAGTCTATTCCCAGCAACAGTGACATGAAAATATGAATCTGATGGATCGCTTACGGTTACCCATCCACCACCGTCACAGCCGTGACATTGTTTCTCTACAAATGCCCCTGCTGAACTATTTGTAACGTTTGGTGTACTAATTTTCCCTGATCCATTACACACTGGGCATTTCTCAGCGTGACTCATAAATAACCCCTTCCAAATAAGCCAACTTCATAAAAACCAGTTGCATGTTTGATTATTTTTAGCTCACAAATTTCTATTTCTGCTTTAGGTTTAAGTCTGATTGTCATGACAAAGGTATGCACTAGAGCTAGCATCTTTTTGCGAAACATCTTTTCGTGGTTTTTGTCCTCTCTAGGTAGACACATGAAGCCAAGTCCATATGTACATTTCTTTTTACGGAGATCTCCGTTACGTGCTTTATAAAAATGCACCTTGTTTTCGTCAAAGTTAGTATAACTCATAGGCATTATATCTTTAATATCTGGCAATCCTCCGGTTTCTTTTAAAATTCTCTGTGCTTTGTAACCAAGATTTTTAAGTTCATCCTTTACAAAATAACCTCCAGGGGACATGCCTTTAGTTAATCCTGCCGCTGGAAAAACCAACAAACATCCTAACAATCCAATCTTCTTGATAGATTCTCTACGCTTCATTTCATCCTCCTGAACATCTTACTTCTTAACCATCTAAATTTATACTTAATATTACGATTTATTCCTCTAATATACAACCATATATCGAAAAGACTATTGCAAATATCATGAATTTTATTAAATATTTGAGCCTCTATTTCTTGCCTTTTGAAATCATTCCTCCAATAAAACCTGAAAAAACTAACAGCCCCAGAGTCTATATGTATCACTCTGAATTTTTTACCATTTATCTTATAAATCTTAAACCATAGAAATGGGAATTCATAAGAATATTTCTTATTTGTTACAAAGTGTTTTTCTTCTCCCGGACCAACATACAAACTATATGGAGGAGTGTGTGTATTTTGTTCTACTTCAAGTACATATTCCCTCTTGTCCCTATATTTACAATGTGTTGTGTATCCGCTTAACTCAATATTTGGCTTTATATTAATACCACTTCCACTTGTGTTTTTTACTGTAAATCCTATAGTGAAACAGCCTAGTTCCAGCATTTCTCTGAATCCGTTTATTCTCATTCTATTCTCCTTTCTTCTTCTCTTATGTTGCTGACATTGTTGAGTATGTTGCTGCTGTTCCCCCGCCAAACCCCATATATCCGCCTAAATTCGTTATAATCTTTTGCTTAGGCATCTCTTGTACATACTCTTTTAAGATAACCTTTGCTCTTTCGAGACTTTTCCCACGGCTCTCTGCTTCCAGTATAATATTTTCTAAATCAGTAACAATCTGCTTCAAAGATGACTCAAAGATATTTTCCTTATCAAACCTGTTTTTAATTTTATTCTGTTTCCCCTTTATACGCTCGAGATCCTTCTTGTTTTTCTGTATTATTCCGGGCCACTTCTCCAAATCACGCTTGACAGCTCCTTTTATTTCTTCTACATAATTCGTATTATCATCCGCTTTCTGAAGAAGATGTACGAATGTTGAAACTATAATTTGTATCGCCTGGGTATTTATTATATTTTCATTCGTTACTTTTCCGGTAAGGTCATATTCTTTTCTTTTCTCTTGGTCAGATAATACTTGATATGCCTCTGTAATAGCGGAAAACGTGTTCTTATCTCCACCTTTATCAGGATGATGGCGCTTTGACATCTCTCTGTATGCACGCTTGATATTTTTTAAAGAAGCATCGCGCCTCACCCCCAATATCTTGTAATATTCTATTCTATGCCTCCTTTTAATATAATACTCTCAATATGTCATTCTGTCAACTGTTAAACATTATCTAACTCCGCAAGCCACTTTTTAAAATTACTTAACCTTACCGGGAACTGTTCATTCATATCGCTGCCATCTTCATTACCGCGGCACATCATAACAAAATTTTTCCTGCTCGGGATCACTAATAGTTTTTTACCACAAATAGGGCAATAATTAAATGTATCCTCCGCATAATTATTCACATCTATACTACCAAGTAATCCCCATCCAGCACAATCGCATCCTTTCATTCTCTTTCTCCTCCATATTAGAGTCATTATTCACTAAAAAAATCTCCTTCTCTTAACCATATTCACAAACGACTTCTTCTTCATCTAATACCTCCTTAGCCTCCTCTATATTACACTTCTCGCAGAATTCTTTATTTACTCCATTCATAACAACAAATTTTTTAATACATTCACTGCAATCCTCCCCAGTTCCATATCTATGGTTTAGCCTGCGTACTCGCTTCATGCTATGTCTCAACGCCTGTCGGCGCTCAGCTATGCTCTTCTTTATCTTCTTCGGTTGCATTGTCCTTATCCAACTCCTTCCTACTTAAACAGTAATCAACTATCCCCAAACCTTTACCCTTCACCCAAACCTCTATCTTCGCAACTTCATTATATAACTTTTCAAGCTCTTTCATGTAATAATCTAAAGTAATAAAATTTATACTATACTCTCCTTTTAGCCTTTTTACTTTTTCCATAGCTACAAATAAATCCTCAATCATCCTTTCCGGTAAACAAACTACATTCTCTTTCGGCTTATCCATTACCTTTCCACGATCCTCTGTCATTTTATGTATTTCTTTTGATGCTTTCTGCAGTTTCATTACTTTCTCCTCCTACACAAAAAACATTATTCCCGTAACTCTGATATTCATACTTCTTGTTCAATTTACCTATTTGTTTCCTGCTACGCATTAACGCCCTATGTCTGGCGCTCAACGCTTTTCTTATTTTTTTCGCTGTGAGCATTTAAGTCCCTGTCCTCTCTTTTCTAATTCGATTCCAATAAGTTCTTTTTGCGCCAGAGCTTCTTTATAAAATGGTTCGGTAGGTATCATTGTGTTAATAACATAGTAATCAAGTTTTAGTTGCTTCGTGATGTAGCTTTCAACAGCATCAAATACCAGGGACACACGTTGTACCGGCTTCCCGCCACCTTTTATAATCTTAAGAGTACACATAAACACCCCTATATTATATCTTCGTCAATCCATTCCCACGCTTCTTTAATTGTTATTGCAAGCCACGAAAAAAGACAGCCCACTAAATAAAACGGCAGAATCACTAATTTTAAAATTATTCTAAACATAAAATTACTCCCACAATATTACACTTTCATAATATAGTTCTCGAACTTAAAAAAATTTTTTGGGAACGTTTGCTCTCTGCAAAATAGATTAGTACTGGTATTCTCATATCAAGTACCTAAAAGTGTTGGTCGGCTTTCTGTGGTGTTTCTTTTCTTTTTTATTCTTTTGTGCTGATTCTTCTATTTTCTCGGATCCTCTTCAAAACTCACTAACTTTAGTGTTATTCTTAGTGAGTTTTTAATCGTTGTAAGTTAATGAATAATTATGCAGTTATGTCCTTTATTGTGTTTATTCTATGTTATTATTTTATGAATGTGCACTACTTTATCAACTTTTGTTCACCTGTTTCGAGCTTATTGACTGGTGATAGTCCTGCATCCATTGGTGTCTTGACTGTGCCGATATTATACTCAATGCTTAATGTGGCTTTCATGTCCAGTTTGTTCGATGGTGTATAGCTTTCTCCCATCTCCAAGAGTAGTTGTATCGCTCGATCTGAGCCTTTCTTGGCGTTACTCCTTAACATCTGCATCAATTCAGCAGTATAGAGCTGAGCATACTTCTTTACTTCATCCTTACTTCTAATCGCATATTCTTTTTGTAACCGGTAAAAATGCGTTTCTGAAATGCCTAACATTTTAGATAATTCTACATTTGTCTTTCTATCTGTATTATTTAGAACAACTTCCACAAATTCATCTTTTGTTATCTTTTTTTGTATAGCTGACATAAAATACCTCTAAGTACAATGTCCTCTCCGCTTTAACCCTCAAATAACAAGTTATAACAAATATGCACAAAGTCAAGCTAAAAATACCAATAACAGCTTGTATGCAAAATAATACCTTGTAATTGTTACACTTACACCATTTTGCTTACACTGCTTACAACTCGTTTACAACTTTGTTTACAGGTAGATACCCATTTTTACTGCCTCTCTATATATATATTACTTTGTAAACAAATATAATATAATAAAGAGATACATGAGAGAGAGAGAAAAATAAAATATAATAGAGAGAGAGAAATAAAATAAAA